ACCACCACCACCGCCACCACCGCCAGTGGAGTCTTTACCTCCACCACCCCCACCGTAAGCAGTGAGCAGAGAACCAAAGGTTGAGTTACCACCGGCGTTACCAACCGAGTTGGCAGCGGTTTGCCCTACTCCACCGGCTCCGATGGTTACGGTTTCAGTAGAGCCTAACGCGCTAAGAGCAAGCCACCTTTCGGCATAAGCACCACCACCACCGCCGCCTCCACCACCACCGCTGTTAGGCACCCCCCCACTACCACCACCGCCCCACAATTGAACAAGCACTCTCGCCGTCGATCCATAACCAGCTGGCTTATTCCAGGTGTTCGAAGACGTAAACGTTTGAACGTTGGGCGCTTTGGAGACAATCGGAGAGCCATCGACTTTGATGTAACTGAGAACCTTCCAGTTACCTGAACCTAACGACTCACATATCGCTACGTCACCATTAGCCGTGGTGATGTTTGCCGATCCTGGAAGTTGGAGAGATGTGGAGTTGTGGGTAAGAGTTAAGGCCCCCGTGAATCTAACGAATCGAATCGTTCCGGCTTGTACGGTGCCGAAACCGGTGATCGTCGTGGTTCCGGTTACGTCTACACAGTTACCCGTCGCCGCACCGATATCCGTGGTTGTCGCCGAAGCAATGTCATTGCCTTTGGCGAAATTGATTACCGCTCCACTTAACGACTTGTTGCCGGTGATCGTTTCGTTACCAGCAAGGTGAAGGAGTAGAGAATCGAGGGAGGAATTACCGCTTCTAATTGCTTCTACAGGGATGGGGTAATTCGAAGGTCGGGGGCCTAATGCGACAGCGGAGAGTGATGCTGATAGGTTTCCGCTATCTAGAGAAACGGTGACTGTGGTTACTGATCCGTAAACACTCGAAACCACATATCCGTACAGCGTTCCTGAGTCGGTACATCGGATTGCGGTTTTGGCGACGTAGAAGGCGGTTTGGTCACCTGGGACGGTAAAAGTGGTGTTTCCAGTGCGAGTGGGAGTGTGTCCTAGGTCTCTAAATTCAACGTTTTCGTACCAAGACCTCACATCGGCCATTAAGGCCCGGGCACTATCGTTTACCGTTGCTGGAGATTGGTTTTCTGCGAAGTTTATTGATCCCACGGACGCGTTATTAGCGGCCGTAGTGGACCAGCTTTTTAATGCCATAGCTGTCTCCCGACAGTGTTTGCTAAAATGAAGGCATGGAAATAGCCCTGACCGCATTTCTGCGACCATTCGTACTCGTCGTGCTTTTCTTGGTGATCGGTTATCCGACCAGACGAGCCTGCGAGAAGTGGTTCCCGCCGGGTAAAGTCAAAAACTTACTGCTGCGAAAAGTAGGTAGGCGCTAGAAGTCCAAGCGTCGGAGGGAGTGCTTCGTTTTTGAGAAGCCCCATGTTTGCTACTTTCGAAAGTACCGCACGCTGTACCGCTGGGTTCTTGGAAAGATTAATCATCGATCGGAGTGCTGGACGCAGAACGAGACCGGTCGCAGCGCCACCAATAGTTCCAAGACCAGGGAATAATGCGCTTCCTATTGCTCCACCGACCGCAGCGGGACCGTATCGAAGCAATCTCGCCTTGATCTGATTTTTTATTTCCTGACCGCTTAGTTTCTGTGCGGCTAATTCCGACGCTCGTTGTGCCTCAGTATCAATCGCTTCTCTATACGCTTGAGCGGTTGAATTCTTTAGTGCAGCGGCGGGAAGGAGTTTTTCAGCGGCTTTAGAAGCAAGTTCTTTTTCCAATTCCGCAGCAACTTGTGCTTCTTCTGGAGTGAGATTTCTAAACGCTTTCAGCTCTCTCAAATGTTCAAGCTGTTTATAGGCATTTTGAGCGGCATTACCTGCGGCGCTTCTTGCACTAGCAGTATCAGCCGCCGCTTGCTGTGCGGCTTTTTCCGCAACGCTGCTTTCAATGTTGAGTACTCTTTTAGCAGCACCCGTTACAGCCTTACCCGCAACCTGTCCGGCTCCCTGGCCTAATAGACCGGTAGCAACACCGACACCCGTATTTTTAAGTCGGCTATCACCAGTGCCTACCGGTTCAAGCGCACCAATCAAACCGCCTGCGACGCCTGCGCCGACATATCCATTCAGTCCTGGAATCAACAAAGCCGGAGCGGTAAGCCCAGCCATACCTATTCCTTTACCAGCCGCACCCCAACCTCCAAGTCCTGATTGGATTTGCTTCATCTCATCAGCTCTGGCCGTCAATTCTTTTTGATTATCTTCACTGCCAAAGATTTGTTGAGCGGAGAGGGCAATACTCGGAAGCGTCGAACCAAACCCCGTCCAGAGTTTTTGAGCAGCGTTCATATCGCTCGCTGCCATCTTCGCCGCTTCTGCTGTCGTTGCGGCGTTTACTTTGGGAGCTTGTCCTGATTTACGATATTGAACAAGCGCGCGTTTTTCTTCAGGTGTGAGAGACGTCCAGTCTGTCCGTTCTTTTTGAAGTAACGTATCGAGGTCAGTAACCGGTCCGTCTGAATCCCAATTGACTGCATTCGGATCAATATCAGTTGAATCCCACTTAACTTGAGATGGATCAATCGGCATATTCCACTGTCCCGTCGCTATATTTATTTACCCTACGTCCATTGAATGTCCCGCTGTTAACAATCGTTTTTCCTGAATTGTCACCAGCCGCCTGTTGTCTGGCTCTCTTTTCTGCAAGGTCGAGATAGCTAAGAACTTCACCCCATGCTTTTCTAGCATCATCTGCTGAGATTCTAGGATTGTTGGCTCTGGTGTAAGCGGCAGTGACTTTCTTTCCTTCTGCATCCGATAGGCTACCCATTCCTCGCATGCTCTTAATTGATACACCGAACGACTCGGCATCTAATTGTTCTCGACGAGCAGCGGCGTTTGCCGCATCCGTACCACGGATATAATTTGATGGATCAATAACGCTATTCAATCCATAAATAGAATTAAATCCCTTATCTTTTAACAAACCCTGAACGTTCGTTCTGAGTTTGTTTATCTCGTCTAACTTCGTGCCAAGATTTACTTGTGCATCTGCCTGAGCGCCTCCGGCGACCTCTCCGGCTTTTTGTGCGCCTGCAAGTGTTGATTTACCAGTCGCTTCGTCTTTAAGAGTTGAAATTGGCGTCTTAGTTGGAAACGCACCTCGGCGAACGACATTAGGGACACCGGCAATACTTGAGATGTCGTAATTCTGACGCTTCATATCCAGGTAGCGAGCCTGATCGGCGGGAGGGAGGCTGTTGTAGTACTGCCATTCTCTTACCGACATAGGAGCCTCAGCGCCGACCCCTTTGATTTTCTCTAGTCCTCCGAGACCCATTTTTGTGTAGTCACCACCAAGCCCAGCCATGTTTGCGTAGAAATCCTGGTAGGCATTGGGATCGCCACGATCAATGGCACCGACTAAACCAGTTCCAGGAGAAGGAGACGCGCCCATCGAAGGACCAGTGGCTTTGGAACCTACCAGTTCTGCGAGTTTCGCTTCTCTGGCCTTGGCAGCACTCGCATCGTCAAACTGCTGTTTGACCATCTTGTTTTTAAGCAGCTCTTGGACGGATTGGTTTCGTCCATTCAAGGCATTCATTCCGGCATGACCAAATGCTTGGCCAAATGTCGTTCTAGTCGGTGATGGACCGCTGTTAGCAAGAAGTCCTAAACCAAGATTCAACAATGTCTGCTGGTTTAAGTTATTTTGTTCTTCGTCACTCAGAAGACCGGCGGGGATTTGTCCGTTGAATAGGTTTTGGAACATTAGAGTATCCCCAGGAGACCACCACCGATGGCTCCGATTCCAGTTCCGAGACCAGGGATAACACTACCCAGCTTCGCTCCCGCCAAAGCGCCTCCCAGCGCGCCCGCGGCGCGGTTCTGGTACATGGGTTGAGTAGAAGTGGAAGTCGAACCCGGATAAGCGCCCTGCAACATCTGGATATACTGATTCAGCCTATCGGACGGCTGGTTCTGATAGAAATTGAACCGATTTATATTCTCGTCAATACCTTTTTGGTTCTGGCCTTCGTATGCTCCACCGACGTTCGCTAGCTGCTGGTAGTCGTAGTAATCCTGATTAGCCAAACCAGGAGCCAATTGAGCGGCTTGCATCTGGTTGTTTCTTTCTTGGCCATACTGCGAGGCGAACGCGTCTGAAAGTGCTTGAGTCTTAGCTACATCAGCCAAACCACTACCACTCCTTCCAGCCCTGGCGAAATTAGAGTCCACCATCGGATTGATCTTTCTCGCCGCAGCGTCGAAGGCCGCGTTAAACCCTGGGCCTCCATAGAGATAGTCACCGTTCAACGTAGATTGGATGTTATTTTGAGCAGCACGGTTTACATCTGAACCACCTAATGCTCGCTGCTGCTGGAGATTTAACGCTTGGATAGTCTGGGGAGAAAAGTCTGCGTACGTCTGGCCTGAATAATATTGAGGCGCGGCACCGTGGTATATATCACTTGCATCTCTGGCCGCGTCTTTTAGATACGGCTGTAGAAATTTCGGTGGCGCTACGGTTTGCGTAGTGGATTGCGCTGATTCGCCTTTTGCCATAATTACCTCATAAAAGATTCTTCACTAAGACGTGATACATCACGTCATAGTCAGGGAGTTGTTTTCGAGCTAACCGACTCATGCCGGGGACAGCGTGAGTTTCAATCGACTGGCAATTCAACTGTCTTGCGTAGTCTTCGATGTCTTTTTCAAAATGCGACCAACTGGCGAATTGTTCACCAGCCAAAATTCGTACAAAGAGGGAGCGTTTGTTTTCCTGAGAGGAAACGAAAACGGTCAACGCACCTTTAATCTTTCCGTTTTCAGAGATAACGATGAGGATTTCCTGATTTCTCATCAGTCGCCCCCAGATAGTGTCCAGGGTGAACTCACCGTTACTTTTTTCGATTGCCTTTGAAATGATGGGAGCGACTTGGCTCCAAACCCTAGGCACGTCCCAAGGCTGCACCCAAAATATTTCGGGTGTTGATTCTTCCGTCATGAGTTAACCAATAACGATGTACTTGAAGGTTCTGTCGGTCTGGGCGTTGTTCGCGTGATTGATCGTCACGGTTTGATCGCCAGGAGTGCCGAAATAGACATTGGTAATCGCCGCCGCAGCATTAGCGGTCGTCGGCTGTAAAAGGATTACGCTGTCTTTACCGATACGAGAGTCGGTTAACGTCGTGGTGGTTGAATTCGCGGTTAGCGTCACTGAACCGGTATTATTTAGTTTCCCGAGAAGTGCCCGATTCAAGGCGTCAGCGATTTTCCCTCTATGCTCTTTCTCGTTAACCCATGTTCTGGGGACATTTAACGTCCCTGGACTGGTTGAATCCTGAGCCACTACCTAGCCCCTACGCTTCGTACCTTTTCGTCTGGGATTTCAATTCCAATGGCATCTGTAAAATCACCCGTGACATCGACTCGATATCGGTGATAGCGAGAATTCACACGGACAGGACAAATACCGGAAGAATTTTCAGAAGCTACCGAACCCCATGAGACGGTAGAGGCTTGTGTTTCTCGCGTTCCAGGTGTAACGGTATGTGTTCCACCATCCACCAAAGGCAAGACTTCAGTGATTTCGGTTCGCCTAGACGGAACCGGCTGAAATTCACCTGTTTCGAACTCAGCGTCTAAAGCCGTTCCCGTGAAGTAACCTAATTTATGCGACGTATCGAAAGCGGCGAGGTTTAAAACACCACCCATCCACACTTTTGAATCGAGTGAAAACGGAATGGTGTCGAGATTCGTATAACCAATCGTGTCCAGGTCTTCGAGCGTGATACCTACCGATTGAGCTCTGACGATTAATTCATGATCAAACTCGGCATAACTCCATTTCTGAGTCGCCCAGTTGTACATAATGACTTTATTAGGCGTTCCATCAGAACTTCCCGATCCTGGGTAAGACCAGATAACGACTTTATCTTTTGGAAACGCAGCTCCGGTGATTCGATATAGGTAGTCGTCGTTTAAATCGGCGAGGAAGGTTTTGTCGACTTTATTTGCACCAATGGGCACAGATTGACCACCGGTGAACATGTAAAAACCGTCATCGGCGATGTAGAAAATCATATTGCCAACCGGAATTACTCCACCGGGAGCCAAGGCCCCTCGCGCTTCTTCGACTTGATCGAACTGAAAAACTATGGGAGAGCCGATATAGGTAATCAACCAAATCGCTCTTTCCTGGAAAACCACTCCTCGTTCACCACCGACGATCTTTTGTACCCAACCGCCGTTGCCTTGGAGGTCTTGATAATCGGCTTGGGTAGAGGGGTCGACCGTCCAACTGGTTTCATCGTTAAACGCCGACCATCTGACCCGATTAGGCATCGGCCCGTCAGTCGTGTCGTTGGTGTTTCCAACTACGACAAAATCACGGACTGAAGTGATATGCCTTGCCTTGGGAGCCGTCGCAGACAGATCGGCGAATGTCGTTCCACCGATGTCGATAGTCTGAATATTGTTGTCGTAGTTGGTGGCGATACATTTATTGCCCCACTTTATGAACTCCCAATACGAGTCCGTTGCACAGGCATAAGTCGAACCCGAAGCGTCTGTCATGGTCGTCCCAGACAACCGATAAAGCTTTGTCGCGTCTCCTGCGTATTGGGAAACACTTCCTGCTGTGTCTACAGCTGTGAAAGCTCCGCGACAGTACGCACTTAATGCAGAACTGTAAGACGACAAACTTGGGAAAGGCTTGTAACTTTTTTCATGAGGGATGGCGTTTTTCGCTGAACCGCTACTCCCAAAAGCCGGACTATCAGGCTCCCAGCTCCCGAACGGGATGATCATGAATAACTCGCCTTCGCCGTCAAAGGACTTCCTGAACGTTGTTCCTTCTTGTCTTCGTCTTCAATAGCAGACTTAGCTGCCTGATACTTAGCCTCCCATACAACCGTCCTCTCATCATTCTTCAGGAACGGTTCGGCTTCGCAAAGAGAAGCCCACAAGAGAATGTCAGGAGCGTTAGCGGTAAACCAATTGGTCGTATTCGAAGCAGATAACGAAGTCAAACGAGCGTAGTAAATGCCCTTCACCGTGTAGTCAGAACTTGGGAAAGGCCCGAAGATAAAATTCGAACCTTCTCTCGCGATGAAAGTAGGTTTCCCCGTAGACGACCTAATGGGGTATTTTTCGTAGATATAATCTACGGTCTGACGTTGTAGTCTCACTACTGGTGAACCGTCGATATAAACAGATTTAATCTCTACGTAGTCACTTGGTACGGCTAACACACCACCCGACATCGCGCTGTTTAAAGCCGTCTCCATCGCTCGAATACGAAGTTCTCGATAAATACGTCTTTCACCGAGCATGATGAAATCGGGAACGTAAGAAGTTAGGTCGTCTCGGTTAAGCCAATTCGCTACGGCTGTTTGTAATTCACTGTACGACGTTATGCTCATTGACTATCTCTGATATTTTCTTTACGTCGTCCATGGATACATGCCTTCCCGTGGGGAGGCATAGACCGGTTTGATAGAGTCTTTCCGCCATCGGAAACTTTCCATCAGCTCTAAACGCTTGCTGGTAGGGAAGGATGGGAAAGACTCGTCGGGATTCGATTTTGTATTTAGCTAACTTGTCTTTAACCGCTTGTGGGTTGTCGACATTGGCAACAAACACCCACTTGCCAAAACCAATCAGGTATTTCGAATATTCTTCAATGACCTTTTGTTTCAGGTCCTTGGTTTCATCAACGACATCCAACTGTGCCAACCCTAATGCCGCTTGCATGGCGGTCATTCGGTAGTTGAGTCCAGGTACTGAGAATTGATAGTTCTTGTCGAACCCACCGTTTCTAAAGGCTTCTGCTTGGGATAAATCCTTACCACACAACATTCCACCTTCGCCTGTCGTCATGTCCTTATTTGCAAAGAACGAGAAACAGGTGAAATCAGCGTGATGGTTTAATACCCCCAACGCTTCACAAGAATCTTCAATAACAGGGATACCTAAGATCGTGACGTCTTCGGCCACTTCTCCGTAGAGATGGACAGAGATAATCGCCTTGGTGTTGTCTGTGACTGCGTTTAAGACATTGGCGACGGTTAGCAGTCCTTTTTCATCAGTGTCTACGTAAACCGGCTTTGCACCGACGGCTAGGACGACTGATGCACACGTGCCAAAAGAGATAGCCGGTAAAATGACTTCATCGCCTGGACCGACTTTCAAAGACAAGAGAGCTAGATGTAACGCCGCTGTACCACTTGAAACCGATAAAGAATCTTCCCCGACCCAGTGACTAAATTCTTTCTCGAACCTACCGACTATGGGAGACCGATAGGTCAACCATTCGTTGTCGATACACTCGATGAGATATTCTTTCTCTTTTCCTGAAAAATAAGGTTTGAAGAGCGGAATAGATGATTCCAAGCTTCTCCGCTTCTCATCTCGTCTAACGTCCACTGCGTGTATGCGAGGTTGTGCGCCCATTGCTCCCTTTCAGGTTTCTTGGGGTTGTCTATGTATAAGAGATTTCTGTTGGCGACGGGGAAGGCCATTGATCCGGCGTCGTCTACGAAAACTGGAATACCTTCAATCGCGGCTTCCACTCCTGAATTGGAGTTGAAAGTGACGACTGCCCAGGCGTCTTGAAGATCTTCCAAAATCGGTCTGAACGAGTGCTCGCAGACTTTGGCAACATCTACGGCAGATATAAGTTCAGGGTTTCGAAATTTCGGATGCGGACGGAATACTATTTCTCGTTCCGTTCTTTCATGGATGGAAAGGATGGTTTCTCTCAACCATTTAACATGGTCTGTATGATCTACAGCGGCATCCCAAGGAATCTGTCCACAGACAACGATCTTGGAGCCCTGCTTCCAAGGCTTCAGTTTTACGCCTAACTTCTCCCATCTGTCTGAAGGAGAGTCGTAGTTATTGAAATCCGCTCGACCGTTTAAGCCGTCAAATCCAACCGCATAGTGATTGTTTTCCTCGTCACCACGGTTGATATATCCAGTCTCTAAAACAATGGTGCGTTTACCGTTGGCCTTTTGCCTATCGATTACATCTCCTCGATAGTTGCTATAGGGAACGGCTTTCTTTCTGACACCGAATACAACTGCTATGTCACTCGGTGAATGATCCTGGACGGGCCTTAATTCTTTCTCTACCGGACAACCTTCGTATAAAGCCTTTATCGTTCTGTCATGTACCGGATCGACTCCGGTTAGATAGAAATTAGCTTTCACGTCTCACCAACACACCGTGACTGCCCATTTTGTAGAATTCAGTCGCCCCAGGAAGTGAATGATTGGCCTGGGGAGATATAAGGATCGTCAATCGATTGGAGAGAGACTTTAATTTCTCCCACGCTTCCTCAACTCCCGTATCGCCTTTGTCCTTCCTGAATAAAATCTGAGAACACCACACAATGTCGTGCTTCTTTTGATACTTCATGAAGTCGGCGACCTCGAATAGAGAATCTCCAAACATCATTTGTCCGGCTTTTACCGCGTCTTCCCAGATATCAATCCCGTGGTATTCAACTTGGTTCTTAACGTGACGATATAACCAACCCCCATAACACCCGACGTCTAAAAGCGTACCGTCTTTTAATTCGTGGAGATGTTTCTCCAAAATCCCTCTAACTTGGTAGGTGAGCTGGTCGTCGTCAGGACAACAAAGTTGCAACGCCGTTCTAAGTCCGATAAACGGGACAACTCCTGATTGTGGAGTTTTAAGACGAGCTTTTAAAAACTCTACTACGGACTGAAGGTTATCCATTGGGAAGAATAATCGGATTCCAATACAGTCCTTCTTGCTTGACGACTAATTCGCTTACGTCAGTCCGTTTCCCCTTTCGATTCCCCTTTCGGTGGTCCATGTACTTACCCAAAACAGAATTAACAAATGGGTGATTCGTTGACTCAGGGGTTAGATGAGCCGAAAGGTTTACGAAATCTGAAGCATATTTCTTATAAAACCTTCTCGCCGTGTCGAACCCATAGCAGTCGTGCCAGCCTTCTAAAGTGAAGATCATTCCACTTTTGAAAATAGCTAAATACGCACCGAAGAAGGGTTCGCATAGAGGATGATTGGCGTTAAACCCTAGAAATCCTGATTCGGTATAGGGAATCGAGGTCCAACCTTCTCGACCAAGAAAACAATTGAACTTGTCATCCGGGAGAACGCTGTCTAGAAAATCATGAGTGACGTCACTGTGAGTAAAGACATCCCCATCAACCCAAAATACTTTCCCACCGTAGGTTTTAACGGCGTGGGCCTGCATAAAAGACTTTCTCGCCATGCCGGCGTCGAGCTGTATGTTATAACTCCCATCCCCCATGTCCCCTTTCATCATAGGGAACTTGGAGATTGAGTCCATCCAATCCTGATACCCTTCCACTTCCTCTATAAAGTGCCAATCGTCTCGAAGGTTATTCCCTTCGTAATAAACCACTAGCCTTACGTCTTTGGGCCAGTGCTTTTTAAAGCTCTCAATAAAATCCTTACCGTACTTCTCATACCCTGACTCGGTAAAACTCGTAATTACGGTTTTCATTTACCCTTTATTTCGTTGGCTACTCTGGAAATGACGGATTCCCACGAACCTTTTTGACGGAAAATCTTCAGGTCTTTCGACCAAGGGACTGAATCACCCTTGCATCCCCAAACCCATATCGGCCATTCGGGGATCATGGCCAAAGTCTTAACTCCTAACGAGCTCGAAAGGTGAAGTGCTGAGGTATTCACCCCAATCACCATGTCGAGTTCCGCAACTAATCCAGCGGTATCGTCGTAGTCGTAGGTGTCTAACGCTCTTTGCCAGTGATGAATCTTGATTCCATGCTTTTTATGGAATTCTTCGATTTCCTCATCACGGTTTCGGTATTCAAGCGAAACAAACGTGAAGTCTTGAGACAGAATGGGTAAAAGTTCCTCAAGAGTAAGCCTACGTCGATTACTCCCCGTGGCTTTCGTCCCGCCTGTCCATGCTATTCCGACCTTCTTTTTGTCGCTAATCGACGCTAACAGCGTTTTCCATTGAAGGCGTCGTTCAGGATCGGCTACGAGAAATGGTTTACCTGGAAAATCTTCTGTTTTCTTCCGGTAATACTTAGGCAGCGAGCTAAAAGCCGCTCTGCCATCAATTTGATAGTTCTGAATCCAATTCAATTCGGGACTGTCTGTAACAAACCTCGTCCCGTAAACGTCTGCTTCGGGAAAACTACGTTTGAAAAGTCCTTTCAAACGTCTATCACACTCGATAATGACTTTTTTGGAGTCTTTAATCAGATCTGGGATGCAGGAGGAAAACTTAATCTCATCTCCTATCCCCTGCTCCCCATAAGTTACTATGGTCTTACCTTTCTCCCCATTCCAACGGGGTTCATTGCCGTAAACTCTTTCCTTCCGATCAGGACTTCTACCGACAAACGCTTCGTAGTCTTCCCATCCCGTCCAATCGCCGTTCATTAACTTGGCAATACCGCGATTGAATAACGCCTCTGGTAGACCAGGAGAAAGACTTAACGCCTTTTCCAACCACGGAAAGGCTTTTTCTGGCTTTCCTTGAACCACGTAATTCAGGCCAATGTTCAAATATGGGTCTACATACTTAGGATCGAGAGCAATGGCTTTCTTGAACACTGCCTCGGCTTCAGCAAGGTCATGTCCTTCCTGAAACGTCCTGCCGTATAACGCAAGAATCTTGGCGTTCACGTTACCAAGGTCCATACAACGCTTTAAGAGATTACGAGCTACGCCTAGCCGATCTTCCTCATAGGCGATAAACCCAAGGATGTATAACGCATGTCCATTGTTGGGATCATCGTCTAGAACATCGTTTACTAATTTTGCAGCTTGTTGGTAATTCTTCTCTTGTACTAACTGCGTTGCCTCGATAAGACGCTTCATCCGCGAGGGTTATGCCTCATGTTGGTAACTTTGAAATTGGGATAAAGCTCGTTGATCTTTCTAAATACTGCTTTGGCATGGGCAGGGTCGAATACGTTTAACCCGTGTTCCATTTTGAGCTTCACGATAATCGAGTCGGGTATGTGGGCGTAATGCAACCAACCCTCTTTCATCCCATCTCTTGTGTACTGAGTGTCATTGGCCAGTTTTTTGGTATGGTCCATGACGTGTTCAACGTCTTGCACGGTTTCAATGACGGTCGTATCCGTCATTTCATCGTGATGGAAAATCTCAGTAAGGCCGGTTTGTTTATCGTGAGAGAGAATTCGTTTCATTAAAAGAAAGGGGGCCTTTCGGCCCCCTTTCCTAGTGTTACGTCGCTGAGGTGACCTTACCGCTGGCCGCTTCGTTCTTGGAGATAAGCGTGCATTCCACCAAGAGCTGACGACGGACGGCGTCACCGGTAATCGCGAGTTCCTTCTGCTGGAAGGGGCGAAGATATGCAACACCCCAATATTCCATATCGAGAACCAAGGCGACCGAGCTTCGCATAAAGCGGTTAGGAACAATGGCATGTTCACCGAAGTTCGAGATGTAAAGATCAGCACCACCAACAATCGTGCCCTGATCTTTACCCTTCACTTCACGATACAAGGTAGCGATACCCGTGAACCCCGACACACGGACCTTCTGCGTAGCACTGACCATGACGATTTTCGGATCACCACCGGCCGTCCAACAGGCTTGGATAACCGAATCCAAATGAGCCTTGGTCATCGAAGCGGTCGTGGAGTTATCGGTCGGAGCCGCAACACGACCGGAGATAAACCCCGGAGTCGTCGGGTTACCACCACTACCCACGTCCGTACGGTTGGTGAAAATCCACGATTCCACAGAGGCCAACGTGGCGGCAGTAGATGCCGCGCCAGAGGTCGAGGCTTGGTTACGTACCAGGGCGTATTCCTGATCGCGTTTCAGTTCCTTGCCCTGTTTGGCGATCTGATAAGCGAGGTCAGACTTACGACCGGCTTTATCAACGGCTTCCTGCGTACCAGACACACCAAAGGTCTTCTGCAAAATCTGCGTATAGTTACCCAGGCGAACCGTCGGGACAACGCTGACGTTGGTCGCGTCATCACCCTGAACGGCCTGGTTGGTGGCAGCCGCCGCCAAAGAGTCGGTCTGCCATTCCGTATACGTCGAATTCGCTTTCATCTTCTGCGCGTTCGACAGGAACGGGGTTTCGGTAGGACTAATGTTGTAAATCACATCAGACAAATCTTCACGGTTACCGATGGCCGTGAAGGTCTGAAAAGTTCCGGCTGCGACAGTCATGTTAACTCCTTGAATTCAGTTCAAAGCATTTTTTCGATGAGCTTGGCCGCATCTTCTACCCGTCCGGTTTTACGAAGACTGGCCAGACCTTCTTTGCGCTGCTCTTGTGCTTTGTCAGATTTCGAGGGAGTCGTACCGCTTTTAAGAACTTTGGGGAGATTCAGAACTTTCTTCTGCTGGAGAGAGGCGGTTTTATTCGCTTTCTCAAACAGCATGGCATTTCGGATGATCTTGACGTGACGATGATCGTAAATGTTTCCGATTTCCTGCTCCGAGTAACCCAAACCTTTGAGATAGGAATTAATCTCCATCTTGTCGGCACTTGCCCGTTTGGCGTCTTTCCATTCGGGGATGGCCTCGACAAGAAGGTTTTGCTCCTTCTTCAAAGTCTCTCGGAGATGATCCTGAAACTTACCTTTCTGTTCTTCTTCAAGCTGCTGGGCTTTGTTCACGATATTCTGTTTCAAAGCCTGCAACTGATTGTAGCGATCGTTGTACTCTTGCTTACGCGCGGCGAATTCCGCTGGATCAGTGTTTCTCAACTGCTGCCAGTTAACCGATTGGTACTCAGCGAGTAAGTTCTGTTCGAAAATCTGACTGTAAGTAGCGGCTTCACGCAAATGGTTCTGGATTTCCTGGGTGGCCCGTTCCCGCTCAGCGTCGAAGGCTTTGCGGTGTTCGGACAACTCCATAGATTTCTGCGTGTAGACTTTTTCCTGCTGGTAGCTCTTAACGATGTCGCTCAGAGAAACCGTGGATTCCTCGCCATTGACCTTGGTTCTGGCCTTGAGACTCAACAACTGCTCTAAGGGGAGTCCGGTCGCTTCGGCAAGTTCTTCTAGGGTTTCGAGCTTACTTTCGTTTGCCTCACCTTCTGCTTCAGTCTCGACTTCAGGAGCTTCCTTTTCAGGACTGGCTTCTTCTGTTTGGACTGTTTCTTCAACTTCTGCTTTGGGATCGGGTTCGCTTTGACTCGGGGGAGTGAGCAGACTTTCGATCTTTCCAGCGGCAACGTCTAAATCATCAGCGCCCATGGGGTTGGCTGTTTCCATGTAAATCTCCTTCTGTGATCGGAATGCCCTCCGACCTGGGATGTCCCTAAGCGGGCATGCCTAGGGGTTGCGCGTCTCACGACGGGCAAAATCAATATCTGGGCAAACTGAAATTCGGCTTGATCTTATTAACCAATCCTTGAAGACGAGTAAGTTCTGCCTCGGCCATCTTTCCTGTGCCCATGACGGAACGTAGATGACGTTCGAACTCGTTTACTACCTTCATCATCTTCCAGGCGTCTTCACGGCCGTCCTTGTCGTTCGCCTTGGACGTTTCCCATGAGTCGCGGATGTTTCCTCGAATGACAGACAGCGCTTCTTTGAGAAGATCGTCTTCCATCAGACGTTGAGCTCTGACACCACGCACCCGTTCTAACTCAAGCTTTCCCGTCTCGCTCATTGCGCAGGCATCATGGGTTTATTCGAGGGATGGTCTAATTCGACTTTCCGCATCATGTGGTCACGGGTTTTCATCTGGTGTTCGTGGTGATGAATGATGCTGGTCTTCAATGAGTCGTAGACGTTATTCGTGTGATTGATCATCTGGACGGTATTGGAATCCAGGTCGGCTTTGTATTTCTCAAGTACTGCGTCACGGACAGATATTTCGTTCTTGAGCAAGGAGTCGAGCTTTTGCAGTTGTCCCTGAATCTGGCTGGTGACGATTTCAACCATCCGGTCCTTATTCTCAGAATCGGAGGCGAGCTTAATCTTGAGGACTTCGATTTCTTGACCAATCTGCTCAATCTGAGCTTGACGGATGGAGTCTTGCTGTTTGAACTGCAATTCCATGGCTTTAGCTTGATTGGCCATATCAGTCTTGTATTTCTCCGACTGCCTCTTCCCTTGCTCAATCTGCATCTGAGCTTGTAAGGCCATTTCTTCAGGAGACGGCCCTTGAGGCGGTGCCGGCGGTGCTCGGGACGGATCAGAAAAGAATTCGTCCGCGTTCTTAAAGCCATTGATATGGGCTTTCTTCTTTAACGCGTTGTAGATGTTTTCAGGCTTGACCAATACGCCTAAGCCGCCGTTCTGAGCGAGATTGGTTTGATCGGTGATGATCGAGTTAATCGCAATCAACTGTTGGTCCTTCGAAGCTGATCCCAGACCAACCGATACCGTCATGTTGGTACGTTGTCTCCATTCCCTCGGATCAACCTCGACCCAATTGTTCTTGAGCTTCACGACTTCGGGAATGTTCTGATACTTCGAGGCGAGTTCATGAATGTCCATGAACAACTGCTTAACTCCCGTCTCGGCGAAGATTCTCGCAATCATCTCTACACGCTGTTGGGCGGCACTCAAAAGCCCTTGGACAGCGGGAATGTTGGCTTCCTTCAGAATATCGGCGTTAAGACCTTGGAATTGCTTGCCGACGCCTGTACGCGTTTCTTTAACCTCATCCAAGTACGAAATCATGTTGAACGCTTCCGTGGGTAACGGAGGCGGAACGATGGGCATTAGATTTTGCCCGGGTGAATCCATGGTTCTCACCACACCACCCGGACGACGGGTTAGCAGATCGTCGAGATTCACTCGGCCATCCTGCGCTCCGATCATGGAATTATTGTTGAGATATAGATTGTCTAGAATCTGCCGCCAGATCGTAGATTTGATCAGCTGTAGATCACGGACAAGATCGGCAATCGAGAGACCAAAGAACTTGTGCGTTAAGATGATTGGAGTGAGAGAGCAGAACGGAATCCTATCCGTTTCCTCGTTATCCAAAATCTCATTACCCGCCATCGTAACTTTACGCAGTTCCGCCTTCCCATCGCCGTCATAGTCGACTTTGATGTAACACTCATAGACCCATACTTCACGCATGGACTTGTCTTGAGTTGAACTGACGTTATTACTCAACTCATCGGTGATATTTCGACGAGCAATGTATTCGGCTTCGGTATTGATGTGATCGTCAGACGGGAGACTTTTGACGGTCGCCTCGTCATATCCCATCTCAAGCAAGTCTGAAATCGTCTTCTTACTGCGGTGAGCCGTGAAGAACGCTTTCTTCGGATCGGGAGACTTGGCTTTACTGGTAATCAAGAACTCTTCAGGTGGAACGTTATCAATCACGATGTCGTGAGAGACACGGTTACGCCTAAAGACCGCATCATGGACCTTGACCGGAAGTTGCTGGCCCATTACTTCTACGGTGATCATTCGCTCGGAATGAGCAGTCGCTTCTAGTTCAGGGTCGCTCAGGAGAATCGTCCATTCCCCGTCTGTTAACCCTTGGTATTCCTCCCGGCTACTTTCTTCCTTCTTTTCACAGTAGGGCTTGATAATCCCGTTCTTCTGAAGCAGAGCATCTTTAAACCACGTGTAGAGGATTAAGAAACCTTCGTTCTTCTTGTAGAAGATGTAATTGCAATAATCGGTCTCTTGCTCAGCCTGCGGTTCGTCTTCCACACCTACCGGATCGAACTCAACGGCTTTGTCGCCAGACGAGAAGATGCGCATAAGAGACGGCATGATCCATTCGATTGTCTCCGCGACTTCTCTAGAGACAACAGACGACCGACCTTCCATCTCGTTACCAAACGGCTCGCCTAAGTAGTAATCCATCGCCTGGGCGCGCTGATTGGATAAGTCGCCACCCATGTAGCCCATCGCAGAACGTATCTCTGCGTTAACGATGGCTTTTAATTCTGTATCTTCCATTATTTGGGCTTAGGTCCGGGTTTTTTGCGCTGTTCCAATACTTCGACTCTGGCGAGGAGGTCTTTTACTAATTGCTCTAGTTCTTTCACCTTCTGCTGTAAAACTATGCTCATACGACCCACTGAGTGTTAATTTTCAACTTTGACTTGCTCCAGGTCGGTGCGGTCATGTTGTTGGCGAAAAGTCTTGTGCCTACGTATTGGAGCGCATCATGGACATGGGAATATTGATTCTTGTCTGGCTTATCAACGTAACGTTCTTTGGACGTCTGCAAGCGCCTGAACTGATAGCCGCCTTGAAAGCCTTTTCTGAGCATCTTGCAGTCAGGATGCAGCATGAACGCCGATTTACCCTCCCTGAGTAGACCGAGCTGCTTCTTGACCGATTCAATGCGAATCGTTGGCGTCTGTTCACCAGAGCTAATGTTTATCCCCTTGGCTTGGAGTATTTGAAAGCAGGTTTTCTCATCAGTCTGGGATTTCTGACTACCTGCAGGATCGCCGTAGTCGGTAAATTGAAAGCCAGGGAATTTCTGATTAGAGAAAACAATTACTTCGTCGGAGAATCGATCAGCGCCCATCTGATCTGACGTTAGCTCTGATCGAACTAACCATCTTCCCGATGTCGTTAACTGTGTGAACACACAGGACGGGGTTAAGCCAAAATCCCACCCACGTAGAATGGGAAGATTTTTATCAAACTCGAATTCACCACAATGGATATTGTCGTTATATTCTGGATAGACCGGCTTCCCGTCTACGACGAACCCATACTCTCCCTTGACGTAAACTTTCGTAGCTTCTGCGTCCATACCATTGGCTAAATTTTCATAGTAGCCAACAGGCAGATTTGATTTGTTCTCAGCCTCATGGCTTAAGCCAGAGGGCTGCTTGAAAATCTTGGCATTGTCTGGACGCTTTTCCTCGAAAAGCTTGTACCACCATGAATCGTTATCAGGTGGATTTGTATCCATGAAAATGCCGAACCAAGTAGGTCCGCCATTTAATTTACTTGGGTATCTACCGACTCTACCCTGCAAGGCCTGGATGATTGTCCAGGGTATTTCTCTGGCTTCGTTTACCCAGGCACCCGTTAATTCAAGACTTAGGAGGTTGTCTACCTGATCTGGTCTATCGAGTGCCCTGAATAGGACTTCTATTTCAGTGTTCTCAAACTTGCTAATCACATAGGTGTGATCGGTAGATTTCCAATCTCCGAAATGCGCCGGAGGAAGCCATTGGAAAAACGTCTTTATGCTAGTGTCTTTAAGCTGCTGATAGGTATTTCGTATAACCGCCCAACGAGTACGTCTTACCCCATCAGGTCCAGGAATTTGCCTCATGGACCTGCTTAGGAGTTCTGCAACACATCCAGATGATTTCCCTGATCCAAATGGACCCATCAGCCCACGGATAAAATCATCCGATAAGCTGAATTGCTTGATAGTAGGAACATCTCGATAGCTGTACTTAATTATTAATTCTTGGCTCATCCCTCAATCACAAACTTAACGGGGATTGCCCCACCGGCTGGTCCAGATATTTCCTGTACTGGTTTACCGTATCCACGGTCTAACAGGGCTTGCGCTGCGCTTACAGATGCTTTCGCATTGTCTGAATGCATCCAAAACGCAAGTCTCTCTATGGCTTCTTTTGAATGCTCTCTTGCAAGGCGCTTTAATTCTTCGTTCTCTTTAGGTCTGCCGCCGGGGTTACCTGATTCCCCCTTCTTGAAGGCCACTGTTATCTTCCTGTTCTCAATTAGCGATTGTTAATAAAACTTCATGTTTGAAGTCTGCGATTCTCTGACCTGGGCGGCGACGTTCTGTTGATACCATTCGTCGTAGCTCATGGCTTGATTACCGCTGCTTTGCGTTTCGATGACGTAATCCTGGTATGCCTTATTCAGATTGGCATTTACCGGATTACCCTGTTGAGTTCTGCTGTCGTAAGCCATTTAGCAACCCTTCTTACCTTTTCCCTTGCCTTTCTTCTTCATGTCATCTCCAATGATTTGTAACCACTCGTCGAAAAACAATCTCGTTCGGAACTCTCTATAGAGATCGAGCCAATACAGATATAACTGCTCTGCCTTTTCTACTTCTAAGTCGGTCACGCTAAAATTTAAGTCGGTAACCGAGTTTATATTCCGGGCTTTGGTCCGTACTGCCATTGACACCTAGACTCAATAATCCGCCCATTAAGGGGTATTGGGCGTTTAGGTTGTAATTACCGTTGAAGCCTACGTTGCCGTTGAACATTCCAGTCCCCATGGGATGATGGAAGTTGAGACCTCTTAATCCAATGTGAAAATCTGACTGAGGATTGTTTACTGAATTCAAAATGTCGTCTAAACGCTTACGGTGTTGATTCAGACCGAATGGGTCTAAGCTGTCTTCACCGAGTGGAAGCGAGTTAGGATCGAAGTCCATCTCAGCACTTCTTAGGCGGTTTCTTGCCTTTGGATTTCTTCACGGATTTGCCTTCTTTGGTTTATCAAAACTACCGCCGCCTCCACCACCGCCGCCATAACCAATGGTTGTAACTTGAACGAAACCGCTAAATCCTTCGGACTTATTCCAAGTACCGTTTGAACTGAAGGACGCAGTGTGTTTTGGGGCGATGCAATAACCAAGGCGGATAAGAAAATTCCCTACAATCGCCTGAAGCTTTTGCATATTTCCTCGTAAATAAAAAAGCCCCCTTACTTCGGGGGCGTTAAGCTCATGTTGAGGGAGGGCCGATCTTTACCCATCGGCGGGGTGAAAATCCTTAAACCAGACGCTCAAGCTGAGAGACAAGATCGCTAATCTCTCCAATGTTTGCCTGCTTAGCGTCTTCAAGTCGCTGGAGTTCAGACACTAGACCAGCGCTTCCGATCTGGGCCACTTTGTTTACGTTTTCCGGAGATTCCCCATAAAGCTGTGCGCGAATTCTCTGAAGACGAGCTTTAATCGCAGCCAAGCTCTCGTTGGTGAGATTGCTTCGGCTCAAAAGACTCTGGATATCCGTTTGCTGTTTATCAGCAGCAATGATATTTGTGGAAGAGGCGTAACCGACAGACTGACCAACGTTCATGAAATCTCCTATGGAAATAAAAAGGGCCTCACGATGGAGGCCCCTTGGAATTGTAGGTGAATCGGCGCGCTCACCTGGGCGTTTCTAAATCGCGTATAGCGACCCACCGACTAAATAGGGGTGCTGGCCGGATTCGATACCGGCGTCGCCGCCGCATGGGTCGCGCCCAGACGCTCGGCCATGTTACGCCTACACCACAGCACCTTGTGAACTATAACCTAGCTGTTACTCCACTACCTCAAACGTCCAACTCGGAAAGGCTCTTACCTCTCCCGTATCGACTTTCACCATATATTCGCTGTAATCAGTTCGGTTCATCAAACGAGATTCTGTATTAACAGAAGTATCATCTTGACGGAGAGCCCAGTCTTTTGAATGACAAAGGATGACTCCGGTTAAGCCGTTGTTGGCTCCCATGATGAAGCGGATTTTGGTGCCTGGTTGGAGCATGGCTGGATAAACGCAGGGCGCAGTGACCCCTTCTTGAGTAGCAAATATATAATATTTCCCGAGTTGCGCAAGTCAAAAAGTTCAGCTAAGCAGACTTTGGGTTCAGCTAAGACCGATTTATTTTTCAACTCGCCAATCTTTTCTTCAAAGCGTTAACCAAGATGTCTTCCCATTTATCGACAGTCTCGATTTGAAAGTCTCTGTATCGATCCGCCCACGTATCTGACCAGCTCGATTCAGAAACGCCTACGAGCCTCGCACGGTCAACGCCTCTGATCTTTCGCTTGCCAGTACCATTACAACCATCACAAGTGATTACAGGGCCTGTCTCGGGCCTTACCTCGCCTCTTCCGTGGCACCATGTACACGTGTGTGGATCGACTGCTTCGGTGAGAATGAGATAAGCCATGTTCAAGACAAAATCCGGCCGTGGATTTCTCCAATGAGAATTTGCTTTCTTGTACATGATCGAGCGACGAATAGCTTTGGCACAATCCTCTGCAAGCTCTACCTGACCGCAATACTTAACCCGACCATAAAGGGCTACATCATGGACCCGGATAAGTCCTAGGGCTTGGCTGATGTCATTACACGTGAGAACCGGTATCCCACCAGGAGCCATATGAAATCTCTGCACTCGTGCGGTCAACATTCCTAACAGTTCTTGTGCTTGCATTGTCTGTTTCCTTGTTCCACGTTTCACAACTTTTAATGTGATGGATTAACTTCTAAATTTCTTTATCGATTTGATGCATGATTTTGGAATGCAAAGCTGATCCATTACGTTTCCGTTCTGGGAAAAGCTCGTAGTGATAACCACGAAGTCCTTAGTCTCTTTTGCCAAATACCCACACGATTGAATTATGGCTGGCCCGTCATTCTCAACAGGACCCCAGCCCCTGGTAGATTTGGAATCTTCCCAAACAATTTTTACAGTCTTCATTTACTCGCCTCCAACGAACACTTAGCCCCGCAATAAACCTCCCGCTTAAGCGCGTTCCAATAGCTTGAGGAGGGATAGAAGACTCTCCTGTGTTCGTCGTAGCTGGAGAAGACAGGAGATTTGCACACTGAGCATATCCATGATGGGTAGTCTCCTTGGTCGGGTAGTTGGTCTGTGTATGGCCAGGGTGGGTGGTTCATGCTTTGACTTTCAATTTCTCAATGTCGTCAATGAATCCGCCTTCATATTCGTACGGGTAAGCAAGCTCGGCTTCCTCGACTTTCTGATATTGCTTAACACATTCATCCAAAGCCGCATTCCAAACCCGCTTCATATGCTCTTTGCGGGATTTGATGCTTCCAAATTCTGGGTCTTGGAGGATTTGGTTGTAGATGTCGTCGAAGGTCATTTGATGGCCTGCAACATTGCTATCTCGTTCTTAAGAGAATTAACTTCCTCGGTTAGATCAAGAATCTCATCCAGCATCCAACCGGGAATTTGCCCCTTAATTAACGGAGCCCACATATTGAGTTGAGCCAAACGAGCTTCTTTGCCAGCTAATTTATGTGCGAGCTTGTTACATTTCCGAACTCTCAGAAATTTCATCACGACGCCTTACTCCATTTCTGCGCACGCTCGATAACACTGAGCCTGCTTTTGTAGGATTCGATCATCTCTAGTAATTCTGATCGGGTGTACTTTCTGATCTTTCTGGATTCCTCTAGCTTTTCTTCCCACCATTCCAAGCTGTGTTCGCGGATGAGTTTGGCTACGTAGATGGGATAGTTACCGCGTTTGTAAATATTGCATGCCACACACTGCGGCCTTAACAAATCCTCATCGAACAACACCGCGCCTGTTCTCCCCCCGATTGCATGACCTGCTTGGAGCTCAACGACAGGCGAAGCCTTCCCGCACGTAAAACAATTCGCCCACCCTCTGTGGTCGGCTGCGCCGTGACGAATCACCAAGCTAAGAAGCTTCCAGGCTTCTTTCTTCAAGGCTCCTAGGGATTTTTCTTTCTTCTTTTTCATTTAATTCGCTTGAGTCCAATAGGTTTGCCATTGAAAAACTCAGAAGTGCCTAATCCAATCTCTTTAATAAATTCAACCTCGACGTAAGCCAAATCGACCAACTTACCAGCTACATCGCATATGGCCTTAGCGCGATCGATCTCCATGGGCTTGTCGTTATCGGACAAAGCTTCGATGGTCGCGAACAAATGGTTTCGTAAATCTTCAATCTTGTTTTTCATGAACGATCCTGAATCGCTTTAATGAGTCGTTTGCGTGCCCGTACGATTTCCCTCATCTGTGGCGGCAAGCGCATCCACTGCATTCTTTTACCCATGCGCTGGCGGTAAACAGGGTCTTTCCATCTTTCCCTAAGAGATGCGGCCTGCTTTCTACGCCTCTCGGATAAGTTGGAAGCGCGAGCCTTTGCTAAATGCTCCTTTACCCTGTCGCTATCCTTCATGCCATTTGAAATCTTCAGACTCAGCTCCGCGCGTACCTCTGGATCGCTAAAATACTTAGCCATCTTGGCGTTATGAGCCTTTACCTTTTCGCTCTTAGCGCGAGACGCCATCATTCGAGCGCGCCACTCTGGATCGGCCCATAGACGTTTGAGGTTGGGTCTAGTTTGTTTCACGCCGCGCTATCCATTTCAAATTGGACGCCGTTATTGACGGCCCATACTTCGACTTTGGTCATAAATATTCCAAAATCCTCTACGTTCAACTTGGTAGAGCTTTTTGGAACTAACACGACATCACCGTTTACCTCGACAGTATCTTTACCGATGAACTTTGATTTGAAGTACTCATGCCAAACCTCTGGCGAATACTCTCTCCCATCTGGTTTAAGCTGGTCTGCGATATCGTTCAAAATCGCCCAATAGCGTGCGTTCTGCTCAATGCTGCGCTTGTGCTTATAGGGGCGAAATACGACTTCGTGCGCTACACCGGAGGCACGGTCGTTGTAGAGGCTCACCAGGACAGATTTCGCAGCCGTGAACTGGCGGTCGGAGGTCAGAATGAAGCGCTGGTCGCTCATGACTCATTTATTTCCGTTACTTCACTTATTTTCTTTACGGTATTGAGCCATTCTTGGAGAATCTCTTCGTATTTTTTCTTCAAAGCCTCGTAATCCTCATACGTCACGAACAACCCATTCGGGTCTTCGGATAACGTGTGTCCGTGAATCTCTGCACACCAGGGTTGATAGCGTTTGACGGTCATACCTTCTCCACGATGGGAACATCACGCCATTCGTGTTCAATTTCTTCTGCGATTCGAAGCCATTTCTGCTGGAGAACCATGCAAGACCTATTGTCATGCCAGCCAATACCAGTAGGAGCTGGCGAACCTAGTGGATATGGACGTCTTTCCCATCTCAGTTCAGCCGTAGGAATCCATTCGCTCATCTCTGCACCGTCAGTCCAAAAACCCTATCGAGGATCGGATTTACAAATTTCTTATCCTGGTCAAGTCTCGGTGAAGGAATGGTTCCTGCTTTCATCACTGATCTAGGACGACATTTAGTTGAGCAATATTTGCCATTACTAAATCTCTTACCCTGCCAAACAGGCTGGATCAGCGTTCCGCAGGTCTTACACGGATAAGGTTTCGCGGCTTCTTTCTTGCTCATGATGACTTCTCTATTTCGTGAGTAACTTTTGTTACCCATGCCGATAACGACGCGGCTGTTTCAAAAACGAACGTATCCTGAGAGTCATAGAATCCACTCATATCCATTCGTCTGAAGGCAACAAATCCGTTAGCAACACGACGAATTTGAAAATAATCGCTCATAGATTTCTTGTCAGTCATACACCCTCCTTCGGATACCAAGTGAACGCATCGATACCGGAGACTTGACACTTTCGGTATCCACCCTTCACGGCTACCTCAGAGATTCGTTTGTGTATTTGCTCGTGGGTCAGCCTCATGTCTTGAGGCTGGTGCTTACAGACATCAGCTAACTCTCTTGCCGTGTAGCCGATGTACTGAGACACCAGCTTTGCTAATTTATGGTTCTGCGTCTGACGACGACCTTTGTTTATCTCGATTTCGGCGAGATGGGAGGTGATCGGGTCGGAGGCTCGGGAGGCTGGGGTTAGGGTCATGACTTCTCCTTCGGCTCGAAACTACCGGCGAAATATCCGCACGGTCCGAATAAGAACTCGCGTGCGCTATCGCAAAATTGATTACCGACTAACTTTTTCGAAACTGTGCGCCCGGGAATCCCTTTATTGAGAAATTTCCCACATGTTGCGTAACGAAGTTGTGCGTATTCATCATTGCTTTGAAAAAGAATTATGTGCTTACAGTCTTCGCAGAATTTCATAAAAAATTACTCCACCACTTAGCAACGGCTGCTTTAAACGAGTAGTAGTTAAAGCCAATGACCATGACGGTTAACATGACGCTGATTACCGCTGTCATGAGATGCTCAACGATGGTCACGACTTTCTTGTGGTCGTCGCGCTCGTTTAGTTTCTTGATGATGAATTCGGCGGCGGCGATGTTCAGGAGGTCTTTTTCGCTCATTTCGTCCTCCAGCACCGTTTTCCGTCAGGAGTTTTCAGAACAGAGAATTTCTTTCCCGTCTTTTTTGAGAAATGGAAAATCTTCTGTCGAAGTGACAATTCGCATCCTTCCTCAACAAGAAACGAATCTCCGACATTCATTTCCGATAGAGGATATTTATTCAATCTACGTGGCATACGAACATTTTTTTCAATCTTGATATTGCTCATTTCACCCTCCACACTCTCACGCCCTCTATACCATCGACTTTGGTTTTCACCGTCGAGAACTTCCAATCAAGACTGTGGTATTTGCAGAAGTGATAGGAAGCGCTTTGGATGGTGAAACGGTTGGCTTTGGGGAAGAATCTTCCCAGGTCTTCACCTACCTGAAATTTGCTCCAGTCGTACTTTGACTTTCTGGTCTTCATGAAACCCTCCAGACGCGTACGCCTTTAACGCCGTTCTCGGTCACGATCCGCGTGGTAAATTTCTTGCTCAGATTATTTCTTCGCGTCCATTCTTTCGCCGCGTGAGAAATCGTTTGCTGAGACTTACCTGTGATAAAAACGGAATCGTTCACTTCCATCTTGTCCCATGGGTATCTGAGATTTCTGTTGCCACCCTTCTTGCCGGGAATCGGAATGTTCTTTTCAATTTCCATTTTTCCATTCCAGTTTCTTGATGGTTCCACCACCGAAACGCTGTCGGATTTCCATGAGGAAGGCATAGAGTTCCTTTGACTTATCCTGGATTTCATCGAGCCTAGAAGGGTATGTCTTCTGACTGGATTGCGTATCGTTCGAGGTCTCGCTCATCGGCTAACTCCGGTAGCGTTTGTTTGAAAAGACCGATCAAATTTTTCTCTCGCATGTACTGCAAACAGATTTCGCGCTTGGTCGCGTGTGGATGCTTCACGCGATAGAGATCGATGTATTTTTTGATTTCGGCCAAGCGTTCGCCGTATTTGCTGTGGACGCTCATACCTGCTTCCTCGATTGTGCGTAGCGAAAGTCTTCGGCTTCCTTGGCGTGTTCGCGGCACATGCCGTCGACGGCCCAGACACGGGTGCAGCCTTCGACTTTGCAGTGTTTGTCACGCAGCACGGTGGTTGTTGGTTCAGGCCGGCGAAACCCGTTAACAACCGGCTGTTTCGCGGGAGCGTCTTGGTTTCTCGTCAGCCAGGACGTCACGAACGACAGCACGCCACGGCGTGTCTTGCGTCGTGTGGGCTTGGCATCCAACCAAGCCCGCATGTTTCGCAGCTCTTGCGGTACGTTTACCGCAGGGAACAGGGTTCCCCACTCTGCGATCTGGTCTACGAAAATCGGGAAAAATTCACCAGAATTCAGCGGGAGCGTTATAGCGACCGCTCTTTGTGGTTCTGGAGAGGGATTGGGAGAAGGAATAGGAGCAGGAGACGGGGCAATGCCTTGGGCATCCTCTTCGCATTCTTCCGGCATGCTAGTCGCATCCTCTAAGGATGCTTTGGGCATGCGGTTAGCATATCTAGCAGCGGCAGCATTCTTGGCCCGCTGCTTTCTGTCTTTTGCGTGAAAGGCGTACGGGTTATGTTCCTCCCAATCGTGAACCGAGTATGTCCCGTCGTTGAGTGTAAGAAGACCAAGTTCTTGGAGATTTGAAACGAATGCAGAAGACTCGCCATTCCAGGATGCGGCGATTTCAATGTCCTCTAAATCCATCCCCGTTAGTTCGCCTAACGGCTTGTGCTTAGCCGAGTAACACCACAGGCGAATAAGACACAAAACCGCACCATCGCCTAAACGACGTTGCAGCTTGATCGTTTTCGGATGATCCAGGAAAGATACTGATATGCGTATATCCTGGTTCATTTGGACACCACACTGGCTAAACGAGCATTTCGCCGACGCTGGTATAACGCAGCGCACTTTCTACAAACACGGAAACGCCCGCGATTGGGGTTTACATAAGTATTCTTCTCGTCAAAAGGATGACCATTCTTGCAATGCGCCCTAGCCAATACCCGTCTATACATATTTTCATCGTTGTCGACTGGGTCTAGGTGAGCTGGATTTACGCAGAATCTATTTCTGCATAGATGGTCAATCTGCATACCGGTAGGAATTGGCCCAACATTCAATTCGTAACTGAATCGATGAGCCAAGTAACAATTCTTTCGTAAACTAAATCGACCGTAACCGTCCCAACCAATGCTGGATTCCCAATGCCAGCAGGAATTGGTTTTTTTGATCTTTCCATAAAAGTTGTCGATTTCAGCTTGCGTTAGGCCGAAATCTTTACCGCGAAGTTTTATAGTTTTTACTACAGGGCCATCAGATAGAGGTTTTGGAGTGAGAACGGCATGAACGTCACCGTTTTTCCAAAGGCGGAAGTAGTGCTTGAAGCATAACTTATGCTTCTTGATATGAACTTCCCTATCGCATCCTTCAACACGACAAGTCATTAGAAACCCCGAAACTTAGCCGATGGCTTGGGGACTACTGACAGAGTCCCTTTTCTTCTTCACTGCTTACTGGTGGGAGCGGCCGAGATTTGAACCTCGGTAGGCTAGTAAACGCGGTGGCCTTGTTCCCATCCTCTCCGCATCACCGCTAGCAGATTAGATTTGGCCGTTCCTAACGGCTCGCGCTCCCATAATCTTCTTCACTGCTTACTGGTGGATCGGGCCGGGCTT